AATAGAATTTTCTATTTCATCCTTAATTGTGGTAGATGTAAGATCATCAATGTTTTCAAATAGTGATTTTTTTACTTGAGAACCAAAAGAAGGATTAAAAAATTTTTCTCCTGGTTGAGTAAGTACAATATTTCTCATAGAACGAGCAATCGCAGTTTCATTTTTAATTCCAATAAGATCATTATTCAGAGGATTAGTCTGAAATGACATACTTATATCTTTAAAACCACTACTTACTCGTTCTAAAGGCATATTAAATTTTAAATTTAATATTATTTATCATAGATTTTTTGATTCATAAATGGGTTCTGTGCCATATTCCCAATCATCATAATCGTTATCATTTCTAATTTTTGAATGAATGTCGTTTTGATGATAAAAATCGTGTTTTTTTGGTGTCAAATTGTCATTTGCAATCTCACGAAGCATTTTTTGCTTCTCAACTTTAGATTCCCAACCATATTCAGATGACAAATACTGAGTTCCCCATTCAGATTTCATAAAATTTTGATCTTTATCGACTTGTTTAGTCATTTTTGCTCCTGATACTTTAGATCAGAACTTTTTACGGGGTTTCTATCCCGTTATGTTCAAAAATCGATATAAAAACCTTTTCTAAGATAATCTTGGTCCTCTATAAAAGTTAAATTTTCTATTTTCTTGACTTTTTCTTCTTTCCAAACTGGAATTGCAATTGAATTTCCATATCTAAAATCAGGATTTCTTCTGAAATGAACTTCAATTAGTTTATTATCTATGAATTCACAGTTTATCCAGTCATAATTTCCCTTAACTTTGTTTAAAACAACAGGAAACTCTATATTTTTTTCTATCTTATACCATTTATTCCACTTGTAAAGAGGATCTTCTGTATTTTTTTCACCAACAACTACTAATGAAGATTTTTTCTGATAGAAATCCACACTTAAATGTGTTCCATTGAAGATTTCACACCAAAATTCTGCTGGATGCAGATGATCTGTTTCTTTTTCTAACCATTCTATACGAGAAAAACGTCCCATACCAAGTAAATTAATACTAGGTCGGACTATATAATACCCAGAAAAAGGAACAGGCACCCCTGCAGGTCCGCAGAGATGCCCTAGAATATGATTTAAAAAGAGTTTGTTATATACCCAAAGATCTTCATTATGAATATGTTTCCATTCTTCGTAACAATCTAGTGGATACATAGTCTTTTTAACTATTTAACCTTTACCTTGACCCCTATACTTCTTCTTACGTCCATTACGAGAAGTTGCACTGAGTAATGTGCGAGCAGAACGACCTTGACGTGTTTTCTTAGGCGCTCCGGATTCAAATTCCTTTTTATTCATTGCCATTTTAAATTTCCTCCAATTCTATAAGTTCTGGATCAATTAGTTCTCCCGAGAAAAAAGATTCTGAGAAGTTCTGTAGAATCTCACTACATTCTTCTGCAGTGAGATTTGTATAAATTTTACGCCCTTTGTAAAGGACATTGTAAAGTTTATTCATTAGATAATACGAGTTTTCTCATGACCAACTCTAATACGAGGATCGCACCAGATTTTGTATCCCTTATCAATAGCATCAAGACAGAAAGAAACATCTTCTCCACACATATCTTGAACTGCGCCTGACTCAAAGACTTGCATCTTTGGAGCAAACCAAGGATACTCAAGATTCTCAAAAACTCCTTTCTTAATCAATACCCAACCAAATCCAGTATAATCAACTGTAAATGGCTTCTTACGCTTTGTGATAGACTCTACAGTTTCGTGATTCATGACTCCACCATTCTTGCGGAAATCATCTTCTTCCAACCAATGTGCGACAGAAGTTGTGTGTCCATCTTCAGTTGCATACCAACCAGCAACTACTTCACGATCTTCTCCTTCTTCATTCAAAGCAAGATCACAGAGTTGCCAGAATTTGTTAGAATCAAAGACAATATCCGAGTCAATCCAAAGTTGATAATCATATTCAAGTTTTCCGTCCCAAGGAATTTGTTTTGGTCCCCTTAGAACATTTGCTCCAAGACATTTGCATCGCGCAAAATTAACCATTGACGAATAATCTTGAGAGATCTGAATGCTCATTCCATTCTGTACAATATCAAAACAAAGTTGTACAAATGCTTTCAAAAAGATAAAAGAACATCCTCGACCGGGCAAACAAAAAACAATCGATTTTCCTCGCATCCTTTCTTTAATAGCATCATAATCCCATTCTTGAGATGTGGGTTTTGGTGCTGTCGCTTTAACAGTAAATCCTTTTGCCATAAAAAAATAAAACCTTCAGTTCAATTTTAACAGTCTATATATGCAGTTGTCAATGTGAAGAGTTTAAACTCATTTCTTTCTGAAAAATCAATTCCTCATAGGATAAGTCTTCTATAACATAGTCAGTTTTCATAATTCCTACCATATTATTAATGGTACTCCAAGTTGTTTCGAATTCATCCTCTTTGATAGAATGAAATAAACACTTATCTTTTGCGTAGATGTGATATATTTTTTCTGTCTGCATAAAAAATTTTTTACGAAATTTTTTTATGGTAAAGTTATTTTACCAGTGCATTATATATCAGACTAATCAAAATACCAAGAGATGTTAATGCAATTCTACTCATTTGCTTTGGATATCTGATTATCCATCCTGCAAGTATCACTCTCCAAAAATTCCAATATGGCGCTGATTTTTTCATCTCTTCTTTCTTTTTGAAGATGCTCTTTTTTGTGCAGGAGTTCTGAAGATACCAGTTGCGCAATTTTTCTTTTTCTTGTGCTTACCTCCGAAGATTCCCCATCCGTGGCAATTTGCTTTTCTTTTTGGAGACATTTTTTTATGGAAAATTTTTTTTTATGAGAGTGATAGATAGCTCGAAAAAGACATACAGTGTAGGTTAGGGTAGTGGGGCGTTTTTATATACGGGGCAACGCCCGATATAAACAATAACAAATAACATAAAATAACTGCTATAACGAATAAACAACTGACCACGAATAACTAATACTTATTCGTGTTGTTTATACTAACTGCCCCCAAATTACTGTGTTATTAGAATAAAACAACGCAGTTCTTATTACTTAAGCACGAAAAAACACTACTTATATAATAAGAACTGCCTATTCTTTATACGAACTGCCGCCAATTAACGACGAATAGTAATAAGTATAAAGAATTAAGTTGCCCAGAAAGATAAAAACAATCAGACAAAGTAATAATAATAAACGAAACATCTATCAGACGATGTTTCTTACCCCACGAAAGTATAATACAACGAAGGAATCTTACATTGTATTCTTAATCACCAGGGGGCATTGAGATCTTCTACATAACTCTTCACTGATTCTTTACTGTCTAACCCGAACAGTTTCTTCCAGTTAATCTGATGAGGATTAAAATCTTCATTCACGTTTAATTCAAGAGTGATACGATACTTATTCTTTTGTGCCTTGGGAGAAGAAATTGCCATAAGTTAAAGAACCGAAAGAACGAATAAACTCTACTAGTTAATTCTATCAGACCTTGCAGTACCCGTCAAGTATTGCCCCCATAACGAACTTGAATTATAAACGAATCTTTTCTTCTTATGATTGCTTTGATATTCTGATAAGTTCGAATCTCTATACGAATCTTATCTAATCACGAATGACTTTGTGATTATAATCTCACAATGGTGTCGCAGTATTATCTTTCTATACGAATCTTATCTAATCACGAATGAACTTTTGAGTTCTTTATTATCAGTGCTTCTTAAGAATAAGTTTCTATACGAATCTTATCTAATCACGAATGAGTTTTTAATTCATTCTTCTCATCAGTGCTTGTATCTTTATTGCTGATACGCATCTTACCTAATCACGAAACAATTATAAGTTGATACTATAAAACCTTCCTGGCATCTTTAGAAATTCGCATAGGAATCTAAAGCAGGAATTCTGTGTTTTTATTGGGTTTCGGTGAGTATTCAGTTTTGATAATCTCTCTCATGATTCATTCGGCACATCGAGAAACCTATAGTTAAACTCTGTTCGCCTGATAATATGAGTGTTCAAAAGTGGGTTTTTATTAACTCTTCGCTTCTGTGGAATTTGACTTTTGACCCCGTAGGAAAGTTCAAATTCGCAATATGAATCGAATTGTTATGTTTATTTATACAAGTTCTTGCTGTTTTTTGTGGTTCTATCCTGTGCTGATTTAATAGCAAAAAACAGGCACTTCAGTACTCTGACCCCTAA